GCCATTCGCGCCCAATTTATTCCTGAATTGTTCTTTGGGGGTGCCCGTGGACCAGGGAAAACCAGCTATCTGCTTGGAGATTTCGCCAGTGACATACAGGAGTACGGATCTGCGTGGAAGGGAATTATCTTCCGCCGCACCTATCCCGAGCTGGATGAAGTGGTCGAGGAGGGCAAGAAAGTCCTTTTCGGCGGCTTTCCAGGCACTGAATACAAGGTCGGCGTCCACGAATTCCGCATTCCTCACGCCACGGGAACCGTCACCCTCCGATTGAGACATATGGAATCGGATTCAGATGCAGATCACTACCAGGGCCACCAATACACCTGGATCGGCTACGATGAGCTGCCCAACTGGCCAAATCTCACGCCGTATCACAAGCTCAAAGCCTGTTTACGCTCTACAGCGCCGATTCCCTATAAACGGATTCGTGCAACGGGCAACCCTGGTGGCGTGGGACACATTCCGGTGAAGCAATACTTCATTGATCCGTGTCCTGCTGGCTCCGAGATCATAGACGATGGCCAATCCCAGATGCCTCGCATCTTCATCAAGGGGAAGGTCACCGACAACAAGATCCTGCTCAAGGCAGATCCCCACTATGTACAGCGCCTGGAGTCGGTGGGAGACCCCGAATTGGTCCGCGCCTGGATGGATGGGGATTGGAATGTGGCGCTGGGGGCCTATTTCGAGAACTGGCGCAATGACCATATCTTTATTCCCAGCTTTGAGATCCCTGCCGATTGGCCGCTGTTCGGATCGCTGGATTACGGAGAGGCAGCTCCCACGTCCTTTGGCCTATGGACCCAGGATTATGATGGAAACGCATATCGAATCTCAGAATACTACGAGGGCGGCAATGCGGCCTCCACGTCAGCGGCGAATATCGCCAAGATGATCAAGTCTTGCCCCTTCACCAACGGCAGGATGCCAGAGGCCATCTACGCAGATCCCTCGATGTGGGCCAAACGAGCCCTGCATGAGGTGGTCAGCAACTCGCCGGCAGATATTTTCTCTGAGTTTGACCTGTTTTTGACCCCGGCCAACAACGACCGCATCACCGGATGGCGGATTATTAACGATCTACTGGTGAAAGAGAAAGTCTACTGCTTCGACGGCTGGTGTCCGCAGTCCAAGGACATTATGCCCTCGTTGCCACGATCTAAATCGAACCCTGAAGACATCGAGACCAAAAACTCCAACGACCACATCGCGGACGATTGGCGCTATGGGCTGATGAAGATGTACGGCCCCACAGACGCCGGCGCCCCACAGGATCGGAACCCGATGCTGGGGAACAATCTGATCTCTGGGCTACGCACCGCACATGAGGAGCTGCAATTCGCATGAGCGAATTCACCCCGAAAGACATTGCCCAGCCAGACACTAACGGCAATGGCAAGGCCCCCAATGAAGATCGGATCATGCCAGAGGAGCATGTGAAGTTTTGGGAAAACACCTTTGCCACCGGCGAAAAGTGGATGGAGCCCAAGCACAAGCTCTGGCGCCGACTGATCCAGCAATACAAGCTCGATTTCAAGATTAAAGGGCTGAACAAGACCTCTACGCAGAAAATCAGCCAGTTTTACCCACTGACCCGCATGATCATCACCTCAGTGGCCTTTCAGAACCCAAAGGTGTTTTTCAAAGCCGAAAACAGCGATATCGAATTCGCCTCTGATATACTTGAGCGAGTCGGCAACGATGCGCTTGAGCTGATGGACGTGAAGCCCGAAGTCCAGCAGGCATTGTTCGACTCGCTCTATTGTTACCGTGGCTGGCTCAAGGCGGGCGTGAACCCCCCTGGGGACAACGACATTGTGCCACCATATGTCGCCAACGACGCCATGCAGAACGGCATGGTCTATTGGCAGCGGATGAGCCCGTTCAACGTCTATGCAGACCCGATGACCCCACCCCACAAGGTGGGCCATGGCCGGTTCATCTGGGAAAAGATGCTGGTCCCCCATGAGTGGGTGATGAAGGACCCGAGATTCCGTTTCAAGGACGAGATCAAGCCGCTCAACGAGGAAGAGAGTGAGATCGTCATCCTCGAGGAGACCCAGCAGAAGCCGTTTCAGAGCTCGGAGGAAGAGGAAGCCTGGAAGTCCTCCAGAATGGACGGCAAGTATGTGATGCTGAAAGAAGTCCACGATCGGATGCACCGCCGCCGATACACCTTCGCCAATGGCGTGAAGCAGCCCATCGAAGACATCATTCATCCTTTCCTGGCCGGCAAAGTCGAGTTGGAAATCGACCCCATTTCCGGCGAAGAAAAGATGATCGACGGGACCTTCAAGCCCACCGGTGGATATCTGGTGAAGAATGGCTTCCCGTATAGCTCATTGGCGCTGGATATGAGCCATGACGAGCTGTATGGCCTTCCGATGATGGCCTATGCAGAGGATACGCAGAAGGGCATCATCGAATCGGTCTCCAGGCGGAAGAATCTGCTCAATCGAGCAACCCGCATCATTCTCGGACGCCGAGCAGAGCGCAAAGAGAACCCTGACATCGAGACCTCCGTCACCCAAGGCAAGGACATGGTGCTGGCGTGGGTGGAGGATGTGCATAACTCCTTCTCTGAGCTGCAACAGGGCAACCCTCCTCCCGATCAGTTGGGTGTGGAATCAGATCTGCGGCAGTATCAGGAACAGGTGCTAAACGTCAGCCAGGTAGCTTCCGGCGGCGGGCCGCGAGTCACCGCCACGCAAGCCTCGTTGCAGGCTTCGTTTGGACAGCTTAACCGAGAATGGATGCAGAGCCGCGTCGGAGACCTCTACCAGGAAGTGGTGGTCGATACGCTCCGCATTATGAGTGATCGGCGGTATACGCCAGAGAACTTCCTGGTCAATGTGGCCGAAACAGACAACGATCCGGTTTACCAGGCTGTCACAGGCGACCTGCTGAAGGCTCGTTTCAAGGTCCACATTGAGACCGGCTCCATGAAGCCGATGTTCGAGGAGTTGGAGCGGGAGGATGCGCTGGCGCTGTTCAACTATTTGATCCAGCTCCCAGAAATTCCTCGACCAGAAGCCATCAAGCATCTGCTGAGAGCTTTCCGAGTGCCGAACCAGGAGAAGCTGATCGGTCAGACGGCTCGCTGGGACGCGATGAGGACAGCAGAGACCGAGAACGAGCTGATGGTCATGTGGGCGGCTACAGGCCAGCCGCAGTCCGCTCCGGTGAACCCGCAAGACGATCACCAGAGCCATATGCCGATTCACGCCAACATTCAGCAGTCCTCGGCCAAGTTCCTCCAACTGCCGCCAGAGATGCAGCAGGTGGTCATGCAGATGGTGCAACAGCATCACCAGGAGCATCAGCAGATCATCCAGCAGAAGGCTCAAGGAGGAGTTTCCGGCGGAGGGAAGATTTCCTCCATGGCAGACCAAGGCGGTGGCGGTGGGGGTGGAGGCGGCAATGACGTACAGCAGGCTGTGCAAAGAATAGATTCTGCCGTGCGCTCGAATGCGCAGGACATTTCTCAGCCGAATGCAATTGATCGGGCACAGAACTGATATGATCAGACTCTGGGATTTCTTTTGTGGATCATGCAACAAGTCGTATCGCGATTGGCCCTGTGAAGGGAAAATCCCGCAAACGATCGAATGTAAATGCGGAAAACAGGCCGAATGGGGCCGACAGAAAACCAACCACATCCACCGATCCCATTCCTCCATGTATGGCAGGTATGAGCCAGGATTGGGGCAGGTGGTGGAGAGTTACGAACACAAAAGGCAGTTGATGAAGGAGATGGACTTGCAGGAATCCTCTGACCCTTCCGGCGGAAGTCGGAGCTATCGGCCAGAGGAACAGCCCGCAAGAGCATCGAAGAACAACTCACAGTTTCTGGACGCAGCCGAGTTGGAATCAGCACAAGCTGAAGCTCTGACCCGCGCTGCACAGGGCGATTTTGATTTGGAGGCACCATAGATGACGGAACGTGCGTCAGACTCAGATGGCAGTGAAGTTGGACTTTCTGCCGCAGCGGACGAGGAGGTAGTCGAAATTGGTTCAGACCTCGATGAGGATATGAGCCATGACGAACCAACACCTCGGCAAGCTGACAATAGTGCAGAACCAACCACAGCACCTGTAGCAACTGATGAACCTCGTCCACCGGCGCAACAAGCGCCATCGGCGGATCTGGATAATCTGGATCCTAATACAGCAACCGACCGTGAAAGGCACTTGCTGGCAGATTACACCCGCAAGTCCCAGGCAAATGCTGAAGCCAGAAAAGCCAATGAAGCCACTGCCGCAAGGCTTCAGGCTTTAGAGGCCAGACTCAATGCACCACCTGCACAACAGGCACAAGATCCATTGGCTGCATTACGTGCAACTTTAACGGAGGAAGAGTCCAGGGCATTGGACCTCGTTCAGACGTTGAATCAGCACACGATGGGGTCGCGCCTGGAAACATATGAACAACGCCAAGCTCAATCCGAAGACGTGATTAAGGCATTGGCAGTTCATCTGCTCCAGAATCGGGCCAACGAATCGAACGAAGCAGCCCAGGCAGCTCGAGAGAGGTATCCTGACATTGATGCCTATGCAGCGCAGGTGAATGCGCTTTCATCTGTACAGAATCCAGCGACTCAACGCCCCTACACCCCAACGGAAGCTTACGAGCTGATCCGTGGGATAGCGGCACAGAAGTCAGCGGACCTGTCAGCGTCTGATCAACTGGTAAGAGCAGGAGCCGCGTCACAGACCACCCCGGCAAGTCCGGTACCTGTGTCGCCAACGGGAGGTTCTGAACTTTCAACTGGCGAAGTCATGGATGGGCTTAAACAGCTCGGCTTCGGCTAAATTCCCGTAAAGGATTTCAAAGATGGCAGCTACATCTACCACTGAAACCTGGGATGCCGCGTGGACCCTGACAATGCGAGCCAAGCGCAAGCGCTTGACGGACAACATCAGTGACGCGTATCCCACTGTAGGACGGTTCCGCCGTTCCGGCGTATTGGAAACGGAAACCGGCGGTAAGGAGATCCAGGAAGATCTCATGTATGGTCTGGGCAGTTCGGAGTGGTTCGACGGCTTCGACGTTCTCAGCACCGGTTCCACGGATGGAATCACCGCAGCGTTCTACAACTTCCGTTACTCTGCCACTCCGATCGTCATCTCAATGACTGAGGAGAAAGAGGCACGGTCCTCCGATTCGGCCATGAAGCTGCTCGAGGCAAAGACCAAGCAGGCCATGACCAAGTCGCTCGACACGATCAATGCCGCGATTCATAACGCACAGTCTGGCAAGTCGATCCTCGGTTTGCAGGATATTTGCGCTACGTCTTCTGGCACCACCCTCGGCGGCATCAATGCCAGCAACGAGACCTGGTGGGAGCCGGCACGTACTACGTTCAGCGGCACGTCCTTTGTCACTCAGACAAATACGCGCTACGAGGGTCCAGTCAACATGGGGACGGTGTGGAACAACGCATCGGAAGCCAATGACAAGACCAACCTCATCATTACCTCGATGACCCAGTATGGGGCATATGAGTCTTTGTTTGAGGGCACTGGATACACGCGCTTTACGTCTTCTGGCAACCGCCAGAATGCAAATGCCGGCCTCGGCGCAGAGGGTGACATCACCTTCCGTGGCGCACCGGTCATCGGTGACAGAGACTGTGTTTCCGATAGCATGTATCTGTTGAACACCAAGTATCTGAAGCTGAAGATGCAGGCGGGTCTGAACTTCGCAAAGACGCCGTTCAAAGAGCCGTCCAACCAGTTGGCGAAAGTCGCCTTTGTGGTGGTCGGCGTGCAGTTGGTGACCAACAACCGCCGCCGTCAGGGCGTGTTGCACACGATCACCTAATAACCTTGCCCCCAAGCCAATGGGGGTTCATACCCTGACCACAGGGGAGAGGAAAATAAGATGTCTACAA